TGTATGCAATTGATTCGGCATTTATACCGCTAACCACGCCAGGAGCCAGTGTTTTTAGTTCGGTAATAATCTTTTTCCGGTCACCAAGTTGCGTATTGGCATCAAGCAATTTTGAGGTTAACATGTTTACTTTTATCCTTTCATCCTCAATGGTTTCGGATAGGGGTGTACGCGTCCATTCGGCCACTTTAGCCACAATATTTGTTAATCCTTCATTTATGGCCGAATTAACAAATGCAGAGCGAAGCGCCTTTCCTATGCGTTCGAGGTTACCGGCAAGGTTCTCATTTTTAAGATTATACTCATTGGTAAGGCTGGTACCTTTCTGGAATTCAATGTTCGAAAGCGACTGCGCATCCTTGAGCATATCCACATTATTGGCCAGAGCACCAATAACACCTATTGCCCTGGAACCATCCACACCCAAATCGCCGAATTTTCCGGCAAGCTCTGTTAATCCGCCTTTATTCTTGTTTAATCCCTCAAGTAATTTGATAAGGGCAGTATTGGCATCCGTTTTTATCAGCTTCGTGAAATCAGCCACATTCATCCCGGCTATCTTAGCATACTCTCCGGGTTTCTGAAACATCTTTGTGATCAACTGGGTAACTGCAGTTGATGATGTTTCAACCTGCTGGCCTAACTGATCGAGTGTAGCGCCAAGCCCCATTATTTGTTCAATGCTTATGCCAGCCTGCGGAGCAATACCGCCAAGCCTGTTGGTGAAGTCGACCAGGTAAGCTTCGCTTGCCGTTCCGGAAGCACCAAGGGCATTAATGGCTGATCCGGTTTTGAGTAAGGCTTCCTCAATACCAAATTTATCTTTGATTTTAAAGATATCGGTAAGCTTGCCCAGGGAAGTAACGGCATCTTCAACATTTCCTCCCAGATCCTTGCTAAGCGCCACACCAATCTGGTTAGCAGCTTTAACAAAACCCAGTATTTCAGCCTCACCGGTATAGCCCAGTTTACCGGCTACATAAGCCAGGTCGAGCAGTTCTTTGCGTGGAGTGCGGGTATCAATTTTGCCCAGTTCCTTGTAAAGCGATTTTACTTCTTTGGTGGTAAGTCCGGTTGTTTTTGCAACATCCGATAAGCTGTCGGAAAGCTCGGCATTACCACTGATCATTTGTTTAAATGACATGGCAACACCTGTAATGGCAAGCACTGCTCCACTTGCCATGGCAAAGTATTTATTAAAACCATTGGCCAGTTTACCTAATGATCCACCCGACTGAAATGCCATGCCCGATTGCACTTTATCCATCTCAGCTTTAAGCATGCGCAATTGTTTCTGCTTTACCTTGATGGCTTCAATCTCTTCCTTGGTATTGCGGGTTGAAGTTCGTATTTCGGCAGTAAGCTGTCGTTGAGCGGCCGAAAGTTGTTTCAGGCTGCTTCCGTTAAGGTTTTTTAATACATTGCCAATGCTATTCAGCTCGCGCTTAGCGGCTGCAGCTTCCTTTTCAACTCCTGCAAGTTCTTTCTTCAGCTTTTTGGCTCCGGCCTCATCACCGCTTTGCACCGAGAGCCGGAGTTTCTTTTTCAGATCGGCAGCAACGTTTGCCAGGCGTTTCATTTCATCCTCAGCTTGCTGTCCGTCGAGTATTACTTTACTGGTTGCGGTTTCGGTATTCGATGCCATGTTTTTGTGAGTTTAAATAGTTTTACTGATCCATCTTTCGGCATTATCATCCACATTTTCGCAAATGGTAATGGCAGCACGGTGAGCGTATTTCTCGGCAAGTATTTCAATTAGCTTCATGCGCTCGGCATACATAGTTGATGCATACCAGGGCTTTGGTCGGCGGCGGTTACCGGTTTGCTTTCCTTCGAGGCGGCGGCTGGTTTTGTTTTCGGCCACATCGCCAATCTTTGTGCCTTTACCTACTCCCATATCCACAAACTTGCCGTAATAGTTGAACGAGAACTCAATCGAGGTAGGCATACCACCGTTATCGCTTATCTTATGCATGATGCTGTCGCCAAGGGCATAACTGTCGTATACATTAAGCTTCTGCATTTTATCCATCCATATCTGCTCCACTATATTGGCCCAGGCGTTTACGGTTTCGAGTATGTTGGTGTTTTCGGCCATGCTTAATCCTCCCAGTTGGCTGCATCGTAAGTAATGCCTGCATAGTTGGTGAGTGTAAACGAGCACCACATGCCATAACAGTTATCGGCCACCGGTCCCACGGTTTTATAACTTACACTGTCGCGGTTAAGGTTCCTGATACCATATTCTGGCACAATGTTGGGATTTCGCTGCTCTGCTGCTTTATCGCGGAACATGCGGCTCAACAATTGTTTTATAATCGTTTTGCTTTGCGCGATGGCTGATTTACGGCTGGCAGCATCATCGATATCGGCCTTTTGTATCACGAAAAAATAAAAATACTGCGTATCCAAAAGGTTGGAACTGTCGCGATCGACCAAACGGCCTTCGGGCGAATCGACCAGACACAGTGCCGGGAATTCGGCCTGGTTAAGTCCCTGCAGCAACTCATCCAGGTTAATAAGGCTCGAAACTTTGTAAAAATGCTTTTCACCTTCCGGATTATGCTTCAGCAGTTTGTTGGCCGTTGCCAGCATCTGCATATAATCGGCATAGTTAAACTCTGTCATTACTTTTTCTTGTTAATTGATTCCTTCATTTTACGGTCCTGCACTATAATGCTTTGCAGTGTGAACATGGTATCGTACAGGTACGATTGCCTTACCTCGTTGCTTTTTGTTACATCGTTATTGGCCAGGCTATTTACCATTTTCATAAACCCGGTAAAAGCATCGGTTTTTTCAACCGGTTCCGATCCTCCATCGAAAACCTCGGGCCATTTGCGGTTAATAAATTCGCGGCAGGCTTCGTACCACAGCACCACAATGGCGATGGTACCCCGGTTGGTTGCCATCAGGTCGGCGGTGCGGGTGGTAAGCAGGAAATCGTTGAATGGTTCGCGGCGGTCGCCGGTGTATGATGGCGAATTGATATCCACATCTTTTGCCTCGGGCCGGTACAGTATAGCAAACAATCGCACTGCAAAATGATACTTACCCGATTTGCGGAAATTACTCCAGGCAGTTTCGGCATGGATGTACTCCGAAAGCAAAATATTGCTTAATCCATCGGCCGGACCGTAAAGCGTTCCTATGCGGGTTTCAATTTGGGGCAACAGGTTGCGCACTTCCCTGAAATGAAGCGTATAAACAGCATCGTCAGTATCCGATTTTTTACAGTGAAACATAAAATCGAAAGCGGATGTAATAAAAAGGATATCAATTTCCGAAATCAGGAATTCGTTGGTAAGTCCATGCCTGAAATAGTAATAGTTAACATTGTCGATTACCATTTCTTTTTTTTGGCTGATGGTAAGCCCCATCAGTATTTTTAATAAAGCAATGCGGAATTCGTGGTTGCTAAGGCCTTTGTCGGCCAGCCCGGCCACTGCGGTGAGCTGATCAGGGTTAAGGTCGCGCCATGAGGCCGGAACACTGAATATACGTTTGTCGATCTGCAGGGTTCGCATGTTGTTTTTTCTTGCGAAGTAATAGCAATATGATTTCGAAATAAAGGACATAAAAAAGCCGGTCAACGTTTCACAACGCAACCGGCAGGCGAAGGCAGTCAATGCCTTCGTGTTATTATTGAGCTGCAATTATTTTATGATAATCCTAATAACCAAAAAACCTATAAAAAGCAATGCAAGTAGTAAAAGTAATCGGCCCATCCATATTTGCGCCCATTGCCAGGGCTTTATAATATTGGTTGTTTCTGTGATGGTTCGGGTTATTGTTTTATACTCCACTTTCGAATTAAGCTGGATAGCATCTTTAATGGTTTCGGCTATGATTGATTCTTTCTGAAAAAGGTTATGATACAATTTCGAATCATAAACATAGGCTATTGAGAAAGCGAATTGAGTATCGAGCCGGCTCTTATCGCTTATTGCAATTCCATCCTTTACGGTTACGGTATCGGTCGAAAAAACAGTATCAGCCGCAATTCGAACGTAAATAGTCGTATCGTGCGTTTCGCGGATAATCATTTGCTGAAATACGGTATCCGATTGCTGAACCATAGGGCAACCCCATCGGTAAGCCGCTTTTTCATATTTAAGCTGAGCTTTGTCGCATTTGCGGTCGGCAATTTGCTGCGGGCTCCGGCACGATGCCAGTGCGATCAGGATGGTGATCAGGTAAATTAACTTTTTCATGGCTGGTAAATGTTTTCAGGTTTTACGCCAATTGCTTGTAACCATTTCGGCACATCGAATGAGGGGCAGGCTTTTGCGGCAAACTGGTTGTGTCCGGCTACTTTCACCCAGGGATATCGGTCGATAAACACTTTTACATATTCGGCCATTGCTTTCGATTGGGCTAATGTGCCTGTGTTTTTTGGGGTTTTGCCATCGGCAGCCACACCACCCACATACACAATATGCCTCGAAACGGAATTAATGCCAACAGCTCCGTTGGTTATTTCCCATGGATCCACATTGGCATCGTCGTTGTTTTTGGCAAAGCGCTCAATCACTCCATCCAGGTGAACTATATCGGTATAGCCAACCTGCTTCCATCCACGGCCTGCAGGCTTCGGATCGGTATGCCAGTGCCGGATTTGTTCCGATGTTACCTCACGGCCTTCGGGTGTGGCTGTGCAATGGATAACCAGGTATTTAATCCTCATCGGTATCAATTTTTTGAATGTTTTTATCCGAAGTGGCAAATTGCAGTATAGGAATGGCAAATGCTGCAGCCACAGCCAGATATTTAAAAATATTCAACAACTTTGGCTCATCAATTTCGAATTGTGCCATAATACCAATAGCGGCACCGCTCGAAACGGCTATTGCAGCCAGTAAACCCTGAAGGTCCTTTAATGCTTTCGGCGTTTTGCTTTTAAAACGCAACCAGTATAGTTTAATCTTCATCATCGTTTTCTTTAATGAATTTTTCGTGATGCTTGGTTTTGTATGCTTCGTAAAATGTACGAAGCGGGAAAAATAAGTTAACAACTGTAAGAACTCCGGCAAGTATGGCCACGGTCCATGCTGCATGTTGAAGAGCTGTATTGGCTGCGCTAAGCGAGCCTTGTACTGATGCCTGTCCGACAAAAACGCCAACAATGCTGGTTGCAGCCGTTTTAGCCGAGTCGGTGATGTAGTTGAGTAGTGCGAGTAGCATGGATCTGCGTTTCATTTGAGTTAATACAGGTTTATCCGCCAAACACAAAGGTTTGGTTTTCTTCAAGGTTTTCGAAAGCGCTGTAAGAGGTTTTGGTTGAGTCGTAGCAATCGGAAGCGGCATATATGGTATATGTTTCCGGAGCTGCATCAAGTATCTTTTTCACTTCGGCCAAAAACTGGGTGCCGCGGCCTGTGTATTTGGCATCAATGGCAATACCTGCAGTAAGGTAAACCACAGCTTTGCGGAGTGGTACCAGTACTTTAAGGTTGTCGGCGGTAACTTCATCGGTGCGGATCTCTTCGCGCAAAATTTCGGCATACTCGCTGCTGATCACCGGCTCTATCTGCAGTACTTCTACATTATCAAGTTCAGGCCGCAGCTTCTGAAAAGTCAAACGGCTCTGATTGATATCCAATATGGCGTCGAAAACCTCGGTGGAGTTCACCAGGTTACGTGACGAAAGGGTGCAGGCATCCGAATCGGCCCACGTTGGATAGCTGGCTTTGTTTCCCTCCAGGTATTGCAGCATGGTTTCAACACGCAAATAGCCGGTTTCTTCAATGCTTTCGCGGAATTTCCTAACACGTTCGGCACTTGCAGGCACCAGCGTTGAGTTGTTGCTTATAACAGCAAAGCCCGAATCGGTAATTTTAACATCAAGCATAGGCGTTGCCAGGTTAAATGCAAAGGCCGTAACGGCATTTTGAGCATAAGGCAACAGCTTTGTAATGTATGAGGTAACCAGGTTTGCGGCTATTCCGGTCCATACCGGTACGGTTCCGGATTCAACAAAGGCATCGAGCTCGCTAAGCAATTTGGCGCCAAGATATTTACGCATGTATTTCTCCTGGGCATCATTCACAAACGGCAGTACGTTTTCAATTTTGAAAGTTCCGGTTACAGGCAGGTAACTCTGCAGCTTGAGAGTAGTATCTATGATTGACATTAGCTTATAACTTTTTGGGAGCCGGTACCCTGGTCGAGGGTAGTAAGCTGCATGTTTGGAATGTCGAATGAAATGGTGCTATCCCATCCGTTAAAATTCTTTATCAGGTTAAGCGGCATAAGTATCCGGTCCTTTAGCGGGCGGAGCAGCGCCTGCTTGATGATGAACAGCTCGCGGGCTTCGGTACCGTTGATGGTTTTCGATTTACCCGGACTCGATCCGATAAGCGAAGGATGAACGCCTATACCATAGCTCATGATGTTGCTGGCTTCCTCCGAGTCCTCGATATATTCGCCGCCATCTTTTGTTTTTTCAATTACAGTGATCTTCATGCGGCGCATTTCCTTGCCATCAGGTGCATATCTTACAAACGATATCACCGACTTGCCGCTGTTTTTAGTTCCCGAAAGGAATTTATTCAGGTCGGCATACTCTTTTTTTATACGGGCTTTCTTCAGTTCGTCGGTAGTAATACCCTCTTCCTTGAAAATATTCTCAAAATAATCACTGCTCAGCTCCACATGGTATTTGATTGACATTTGATTGTCCATCAAAGCATTTTTAAACTCGGGGATCTTCTGGGCATAATCGTACCATCCCGATTCAATTACTGCATACCAGTAAGGTTTCTGATAATAACTGCGGCCAGGCGATGGAAACGCAACAGGAATTATAAACCTGTAGTTCTGTGGCTTTGTTACCGTGGTTCCGCTGTAATCCTTTAGCAGTCCCATGCGCACGCGCAGGTCGCGCAATGGCATGTGGCGGTTAAGCACGGGAGTAACATCGGTATATTCGGGTTTGTTGGGTGCCCAGTAAGCCGAATAGAAATGATTTTCGATTATACCCTTCTCATTCATTTCCTCCCAGCGGCTGAACGAAGCCTCTTTGCTTATCAGCTGTACAATCTTTGGCTGAGTTTCGCGGTTAAGAATAATCTCGGGAAAAATATTGTAAAAGAAATTCATATCCGTAAGCTGCTCAAGCAGGTACATCTGGATATCATTTTCTTCAAAAAACGTGTTTATTTCTTCGTTATCAGTAACCGGAGTAAAAACTTCCTTGCCGTTTTCGTAAGTACGCCGGCCGGCAACTATACCCGTGCCATATGCAAGCTCAATATTGAAAAGCATACCCGATGAAAGCACAGGGCTTGCGCCAACTTTAGCAATAATTTGAGCCGGAAGATCGTTGTAAGCGCCCCAGGGAACAGCGCCGCGGTAATTCTTATCCTTAATGCTAACCGGTACCGGGCGGCTTTCGGGTTCCGAAAACATATCGCGGGCAGGAGTAACGGTTACAGCTGCTTTTACTCCGCTCAGGTAAGCAGATCCGGCATTGTCAAGTATAATAATTTCATTTTTCATACGTATACTTCCTCATCATTAAAACGGACAAAGCCGATCAGGTAAACTTTTCGAACTTCCATACTGGGCAGGAACATAATATTGGCTGTACGGTTTTGGCTGAAAGTGCTGGTACATACGCACTCATCCACTTTAATACGTTCGCCGCTGGCAGTAACAACTTCGCAGCTGAAAGGCACACGTTTTTTGTGTTTATCCGAGCGTTCCATAAGTTGCGGCAAGCGGCCAATGTGGATCATTAATTTTTTAATTGATGATACGAAGTAAAGGCAGCGCCGGAGTAAAATAAAGGACAAAAAAAAGAGCCCCTGATCAGGAGCTCTTTCAATACATTGTCAGGATATGGAAACTAATAGATGTCGTACCATGCAATTGGGTAAAATATAGGCAGGTTCGTTTCAATCCTGATCATTAGTTTGTCCGATCGACAGTTTAGCTCGTTACCATCCAAGGGGCAACTACGCAATATCATTTTAGTAGAGTTCAGCCACTGAGTACTTAATACTGGAGGATGCCATATACCTGCAACGAAGCCTTTCAGCACGGCAGGTTCAATTGGCATTCCCAGTTCCGGGATAGTGCCTGCGAATGGCAGTTCGTAAAAAACTACCGCTTCAGGAACATGAGCCGGCATCACCGGATCAATAGTTTGCGACACAGTGGCTGAAGCTGCAGCGCAATCCTTTAGCGCAGGCCCCGACGCAAAGCTCACCATTGCCAGGAGCAAAAATGAGCCGATAACCAGGATCTTTTTCATTGTTAATAATTTGGGTTAGTAATGAATGAGGAGCCAAAAGTATAAGGAAGCCCGGGAATGGAAAAGGACAAAAATAAACCGGCTACAATTTGTAACCGGTTTGCCTGGCGGATTCGCTTCGGGTGTTTCGCTATACTTTGCCCTCCTTTCTCAGATCGCTGATTTCATCAAGAAAATAATAAAGATTCTGAAGGCCGTTATTCATTCCGGAAAGGCCTGCAGGGATACATGCATCAGCAGCTATTCCGGCAATTATACCAACCTGGGCGTCGAAAAGAATTGCTTTGAATTCATTTACATTGTCAAACACCGGATATAATCTCTTTTTTATCAGATTGATAAACTCGGGAGTTATCTTAACTCCGTCAATTTCGATTACTGCATTATTCATTGCCTGCTTCCTTCCCTTCATTAAATTCGAGTTCGAGCTGGTGTTTGTCGGCTACATACTTTTCGTAAGTGAGTTGGCGCACCCGGTTAAGGTTTGTTTCGGCCTCGGTCATGCGGGCACGTGCCTGGCTGAAACCATCGCGGGCTTCTTTGTAGTTTTCCAATTCAATTTCAACCAGGTTGGCGCGATGCTCCACAAACTCAACATACAAAAACAGCGAATTGTACAATGCATTGTAACAATGCAACTGATATTTTAAAACCGACTCGCGGCTTTCTTCCTTCACATTCCGGGAGTCGATCCGGAATAGCCAGCCAAAAACAAATTTAAACGGGATTGTGATCATTTCATACTGCTTTCCGTCAGCTCCAGTTGTGGGGCTAAGCCCCATAACTGAACTTAGAATTGGATCTGATTTTAAGCGCTGAACCTGGGTAGAATAATCGATGCCGAGAGCATCACAGATTGGTTTTACGGCGACACGTTTTTCTTCGCCTTCGATGATCAGGATGTCAACCTCGTTGACACGGGCAACAGTGGTTACTGTTTGCATAATGTTTCCTCCATGAGAAAACCCCCGATCCCGCCGTCAGAAGCCCGCCAAGGCTCCCTGTCCGTTGCCGGACAAACGTGATCGAGGGTTTCCCCTATAAAGGTTAAAGTGAATTTTGTGTACATGTTGGCGGTTTTTTGACGTATCACCCAGGTTGCAGCCCGAGTGATGCTGCAAATATATGCTAACTATCGCCAAATTGTATACTAGTACACAAAATTATTTTTTCAGGCTATTGTTTATCTCGGATAACAGCTCTTCAATTTTCTTCTCATGAGCTTCATCCTCTTTGCGTTTACTCGCAAAGGCAATCGCAATCCCAGCCAAAGGGCTAAATATCAAAGCTACTATAAATGCCATCACTCCGCCAATTTTTCTATCACTGCCAATAGTTGCGGCTACAAGGCTTAGCATTACCCATCCAACAATTAAAAATAGTTCCATCATAATTTACATTTTATTGGTTAAGTATTCAAAGTTATAATCTATTGCAACACAACGCATCATAAATTTTTACTATTTATTATTTATAATGTTTATAAATAACGGCTTTCCGCAGTAATTATATTCAAATCATTGTGTTTCAAATAAATTAATAATCCAGCGGGTTCACAGTTCCATTTTAGTGCAGAGCTCTTCCCGCACCGCCCTGAATCTTTTTTGCGACAACGGCCTGTTTGAAATCATGTTATATGCTGCGCACCCTATTGTTCATAGGTGTGCAGTACATAGCTCATTGATTGTTAACCAAAGTTTGTAGAAAGAAATAAACCAG